CCGTCTAATTCAGCTAAAGCTAACATCTTCATTTGTTGATATAATTTTTTCTGTTCAGGAGATAACTGAATTACACGTTTAGTGTATGTGTAGTCCGGTAAATCCAAACAATCTTCTTTTAAACAACGATATGAAAATGGATCTAATTTAGATGAGAGTTCACCTAGATTCTTATAACCAACAATTATTTGCACTGACCTACCACCAAAATTAGCTGATCGCATTACAGCATATCTAGTTCTGAATGCATAGTAAGAACCATAATCTAATAAATACGGATCAAGAAACTCACATTGTTTATATAAATCTAGTGGTGATTTAGTAACAGGAGAACCTGTTAAGATTCTTTTGTATTTAGCTTGCTTACCTAACTCTACAATATTTTTAGTTCGTTTAGCATCAGGATTTTTGATTGTAGTAGACTCATCGATTGCCATTAATGTATTATGACAACTCATGAATTTAGCTGCAAAATCTAAACCTTTTTTAGTAGAAAAAGCTTCTACATTCATACAAAGTATGTGTAATTTTTCTGTGGACTTAAATAATTTATTTAATTCATTTTGTTGTTTTTGATTGATCATAGCTTTCCATAACACAATATCTTTTTCAATATGATCAGCCATGTGAACAGGTATTTCAGTGTCGTACCAGTTTTGGTATACACCTTTAGGTGCAATAATTAATGCACCATTTATTTTACCTTTGTCATACAACATAGAAATGTTATCAATAAGAACTTTTGATTTACCAGTTCCCATTTCCATAAAGTATGCAAATACTTCTTTATTCCACGATTTTTCTAACGCAGTTATTTGATGCGCGTAAGGTTTAGTTTTAAATTTATAATTCATAATAATATTTTCTGTTGTCTTTCTATTGACAACCTATATAATAAAAGCTAATTACTTGTCAAGAGAAAGTAAAAATTTTATGGAAGAAAACAAAGTTTATGTAATACAAGAATTACCTGGTACTAGATCTGGTAAACCAAAATTTAATATTATGGGTGCACAAAAGTATGGCAAGTTAATCACATTGTTGCCTGAATTTAGTCAAATTATTTTGTCACCTGGTCCTTTAATTTTTAAGTTAAGAAAACTTTTAAAAGATTATACTGAAAAAGATTATTTGTTATTAACAGGTGATCCAGCTATAATAGGTGTAGCGTGTTCTATTGCCGCAGACATGACAGGAGGTAAATATAACCTCTTGAAATGGGACAGACAAGAACATACATACTACCCAGTTGAAATAAACTTATACGAAAAAGGAAACATAGAAGATGGATAAAGAACGATGGAAAATACAGAATAGACTGTATCGTATGAAAGCAAGAAAGTTAGAATTAGAAAATTTTATAAAAACAACTGAGAAAGATATAAAATACATAAAAGAAATTAACCCCTTTAAAATAGATAAGGATATAAAATTTAGACATTATATTTTAGCTATGGTAGCTTTTTTTATTTTTAATCTTGACAAAATTTTTGATTTTTATTATATGAAATACAGAACTTTTAAAATAATTAAAAGTGCTAAGAAAGAAATACTAACTTTAACAAAGGAGATAAAAATCTATGAATATAGACTTTGAAGAAAATAAACAAGATCAATTAAAGTTGTCTACTGATAATGACAAAAAATCTTTAGCTGATCAAGTTGATAAACTTTCAGATCTAGAAGATAAAATTAAACAAACTGAAGAAAGTTTAAAACAATTGAAAAAACAAGCAGACACACTTTCAAGTGAAGTCATTCCTACTATGATGACAGAAATGAATATATCTACAATGAAACTAGCAGATGGTTCAGCTGTAGAAGTTAAACCAGTTTATGGTGCTTCAATTCCAGCAGATAAAAAGGAAGAAGCATTCAATTGGCTTCGTGAAAACGGCCTGGGTGATCTTATTAAAAATGAGGTTACTGTTTCCTTTGGTCGTAACGAGGATAACAAGGCAGCAGATTATGCTGTCCTTGCGCAAGGTCAAGGTTATCAACCCACCCAAAAGTTAAAGGTTGAGCCTATGACACTTAAAGCATTGGTCAGAGAGCGTATTGAAAAGGGTGATGATATGCCCTCTGATCTTTTTAATGTGTTCGCAGGAAACAGAACTAAAATAACACGTGCATAAAGGAGAAAAAAATATGTCACAAGAAACACTAACCAAGAAACAAGAAACAAGAACAAACAATGCAGTAACTGAAAAAGTTAATGCAGGTGCGCTATCTGTAAATATGTTTGAAGCAGATGCAAACCAAGGAGTGGATAATCTAACTCAAGAAGATTTAGCATTACCATTTTTAAAAATACTAGGACAACTATCTCCAGAAGTTAATAAAAGAGATGGTAAATATGTTGAAGGTGCAGAACCTGGCATGATTTACAATTCTGTAACAGGAGAGTTGTTTGATGGAGAAAAAGGAATCGACGTTGTTCCTTGTCATTATAAATGTGAATACATTGAATGGCAAGATAGAGGCGAAGGTTCTGGTGCTCCAGTAGGAATTCATCCTTCTTCTAGTGATATACTATCTCAAACAAAAAGAGACGCATCTTATAAAGATAGATTACCAAATGGTAATTATATTGAAAAGACTGCGAGTCATTTTATAGTTGTCTTAGGTAAAAGTCCATCTACAGCTTTAATTGCCATGAAATCAACGCAATTAAAGATTAGTAGAAAATGGAATAGTATGATGGCAAGTATTAAAATGAAAGGCAAAAACGGAATGTTCACACCAGCGTTTTTTAGTCATGTCTATAAGTTGAAAACAACTCAGATGTCTAATGACAAAGGAACATGGTTTGGATGGGAAGTTAGTAAAGTTGGTCCAGTACAAGATGCTGCGATATATCAACAAGCTAAATCTTTTGCTGAAGGTGTATCAAAAGGCGATGTTAAAGTTAAGCATGGTGAGAGTACAGAAAGTACTAAATCAGAAGCTTCACCTTACTAAGTTACCTTACAATCGTGGGCGAGAAATCGCCCACACAAACTAGAGACAGTTGATGGATAATAAAGAAAGAAAATTTATAGAAATATTTACAGGGTTATCTAGGGATTTTGGTACTGCTGATTTAAGTAAATTACAAATAGACCCTAGTACAGGAAAAGCTAAACCAGTATATGGTTGGGCTCATTCACCAATTAAAGATCAAGATTATTTAGATCATTTGAATGGTAAACAATCAATAGGAATACAACCATGCGATGACAAAGGTTTAGCAAGATTTGGTGCTATAGATATAGATGACAAACAACATAGTTATTCTAATTTTCCTTACAAAAAATACTTAGATATTATTGCTGAACATAAACTACCAATCGTTCCAGTAAAATCTAAGTCAGGAGGTTTACATTTATATCTATTTACCAAAGAACCTATTAGAGCAGTTGCGATTAGAAATTTTCTAGAAGGTTTATTGTTTACATTAAAACTTCCAACAAATATTGAAATTTATCCTAAACAAACTGAATTAGGTAAAGACTCGGAAGGTAAATGGAACATGGGTCAGTATATAAATTTACCTTACTATAATAAAACTGAAAGAGTGGGTTTTAATTTAGATGGTACAACATTTACTTTTGATCAATTTGTACAGGTTGCTGAGTCTAATACATATAGTGCAGATGAATTGGAGGAGTTTACAATTGAACATACCAAATCTTTATTAAATGGTGGTGGAGAAGAATTTAACGATGGACCACCATGTCTTGCAATATTAACTAAAAATAAATTAAGAGATGGTAGAGATAGATTCTTATATAACTACATGGTGTTTGCTAAAAAGAAATACCCAGACGACTGGGAGAAAATGGTTATTGCAGCACCAGGTAAGTATTTTGAACCCGGAGCAAATGGTGTTATTGATTGGACTGAAACAAAAACAAAACAAAAATTAAAATCTTGGGGTAAAGAAACTAAAGGACATACTTGTAATGAAGATCCAATACAACCAGTTTGTATGAAAGCAGAATGTAGAAAAAGAACATTTGGATATTTGTCAGATAAAAAAAGAGTATTCCCATCACTATCAGGATTACAAAAAATAACTTATGCTGAACCACAATACACATTCAATGTGACTTTATCAGATGGCCAAACTACAAAAGAAGTTAGAGCAAAAAATATAAAACAAATAATAGAACTAGATAATATAAGAGCAATCATTGGTGCAGCGGCTGATATGATTCCACCAAAAATAAAACAAAATGAGTTTCAAGATATACTGGATACTTTATTTCCACCTAAATTAACAACACCCCCACCTAAAGGTACCTCAGATGAAGAGTTATTGGAAGAGTATCTATCTAAATATTTACATGGACCTAAAGCAGGAACTTATGCAGCATTTAAAACAGGCGCTGTATTAATAGAAGGTAGCCATGCATATTTTGTTTATTCAAGTTTTTTTGATTCCTTAAAAAATAAAGAATGGAAGATGGATAGAAAAATAACTGCTGAGCAAATGACAAAATTATTTGATGCAAAGTTTGGTGTAAGTAAAAGATTTCCAAAGAAAGAAGGTGATACCAATTCTTATAATCCAATTAATGTGACTATGGTATCATTAGATAAATTTCCAGAACTATTATCTGATGAGCAACCAAAACCTGAGATAGTAAAAACTAAAACTAAGGAGCAGATATTCTAATGATTAAAAAAATATTTGGTCCTCCAGGTACAGGTAAAACAACTACACTTTTAAATTTAGTTGATGAATACATTAAAAAAGGAACAGACCTAAATAGAATAGGTTATTTTGCTTTTACTAGAAAAGCAGCTAATGAAGCTAGAGATAGAATGTTAGAAAGAAATCCTCAATTAGATAAAAGAGATCTAAAATACTTTCAAACATTACATTCATTTGCTTTTCATACATTAGGTATGAGTGAAGAATCTGTATTACAACCAGTTCACTATGAACAAATTGGTAAAGAATTAAATTTAAGAGTTACAGACAATGGAGATGAATCTGGTTATTTAAATTTTAATAGTGAGTATTTTAAATTGATTAACAAATCAAAAGTAAAAAATATATCTCCCGAAGAAGAATTTAATACCAATGAGTGGAGTAATGAAATTGACTATGAAACCCTAGGACATATTTATTTAAATTACAATCATTTTAAAGGTGACAATCTTTACGATTTTAATGACATGATTACAAAGTTTGTAAATGAAAAAGAAAAATGTAAAGAGTTTGATGTAGTATTTATTGATGAAGCTCAAGATTTATCTCCAATACAATGGATGATGTTTGATGTATTAAAAGAAAAATCAAAAGATATTTATCTAGCTGGTGATGATGATCAAGCTATTTTTGCCTGGGCTGGAGCTGATGTTAAAAGATTTTTAAATGAACCTGCAGAAGAAGTAGTATTACCTTATTCAAATCGTGTACCTAAAAATATACAAGAATTATCTAATGTTATTGTTAGTAGAATAGAAACAAGAAAAGAAAAAAAATATTTTGCAAAAAAAGGATCGCCAGGAAACGTGGAATTTATTTATAACATTGAACACATTGATTTAACAAAAAACAATTGGTTGATACTAACAAGAACTACTTATAGATCTGATGAAATATCAAAACAATTAAGGTCTAATAATTTATATTTTAAAGATAGGTATGGTAAAAGTTACAACACAAGACTCTACAAGGCGATATTAAATTTTAATGAATTATGCAAAGGTAAGACAATAACGTTAGCTGACGCAAGAGAAATACATGAGTATTTACCCGACAACCCATTTTTTAAAATAAAGGATAATAAAACACATTATAGTATGGATGATTTTGGTTATGGCAAAGATGCTCTTTGGTATGATTTGTTTACAAGAGCTGACCAAGATGAATGTTTTTATATAAGAACAATGTTGTCTAATGGAGATAAATTATCCAACCTACCTCGAATAGAAGTTTCAACTATTCATGCAGCAAAGGGTGGTGAGTGTGACAATGTAATTTTAGTTTTAGATAATGCTAGAAAAATTAGACAGTCTGTAGAAAATAATATTGAAAAAGCAGACGAAGAACACAGAGTTTGGTATGTTGGTTCGACTAGAGCCAAAGAAAACCTATACTTATTAAAACCAAAGAAGGAACGATATGGTTATTCTTTGTAGTTTTATACAGAACGGGATAGAAGGGTTGTCTAACTGGAGAGTGGCAGCTTCAGGTCTTAACAGACAGAGTTGGTTCGGGGACCTTCAACTCCCAAATATTTTATCATCCCTGTTAAATCAACAACTGCCACAATATAAAGGAGAAAAATATGACTAATAAAGATATCTTTAACGAAGCGTTTCCACAAGATAAGCAGATAGGCGGGAGCCACTACAAAGACTTTCACATACAGCCGTATGAATTTATTTCTAAGAATGACCTTTCCTTTTTCCAGGGAAACGTTATAAAGTATGTGTGTCGTTATAAAAATAAAAATGGCATACAAGATTTAGAAAAAATAATTCATTACTGTGAATTAGAAATTAAAAAAATGAAAGATACGGATGGCAAAAGAAAAAGGTAAAAAATACGACGGTGTATCAAGACCGACTAACGATGTTTATAAAAAACGTTGGGAGGAAATTTTTGGTAAAAAGCAACAAGAA